CAGAACCGAGTGATTGTGATTCGATTGATACATTTATGATGTAATCTCCGCCATTTCCCATGGCTGATGTCATGCCATTGGTTATCATCTCTTGGAGATTACTTAAAGGTAATACGGCTTCAGCTCCGGCTTCACCACCACCGAGGAATCGTCCGCCCTGCATTCCGAATATCGTGGGCTGTGTTAAGATTCCACCGTTTGCGTACCAATCAATATCGAATTTAGGGAGTGAACCCTGACCGCCAATGCCATAAGGAGCAACGCCACCGCTTACAGAGATGTGGGGGAGCTTAATATCAAATCCCTTCATGAACATCTCTCCGAGCGAATCCCAGATACCTTTTATCTTGTCCCAAATCTCTTGGAACGTGCTGAATACTCCGTCTCTCCATTCCGTGAACGTTGTTTTAACGCTCGTCCATGCGTCTGAAACGGTCGTCTTGACGTTGTCCCACGTTGTAGTGGTTTTCTGTACGATTGTGTCCCAATTCTCCGCCAGACCGACTACAAGACCGCCCGATGCACCCTTTGCATCTGTGGACATACTGTCCCATATTACGGACACAGCCGACTTCATATTTTCAAGATTGGTCTTGGCATCATCACCCATCATCTTGAAAGCACCTCTATATACTTCGAGTGCTTCGTTTAATGAGTTGAAATCAAAGAGTTCATCGAAGAATCCGCCATCTCCGAACCACGAAAAATCTTTGTACCATTTAGCATCATCAGACCCGAAGAACTCCAAGATAGGTGCGATGATGTAATTGTCGAGGGCTTTTCCTATCGCTCCACCGGCGACCGCTGATGCTAACCCTGCCACAAGCCCTGTGACAAGTGATGCACCTACTGATGCTCCGGCTGTTGCCCCGGCACCGCTTCCGAACATTGTGGAGAGTTTCGCACCGATTCCGAGTGATGAGAGTTTAGACCCTGCCTTGCCAAGCATCGATATAGCAGACCCAACAGCAGTGATCGACCTTCCTGTTATCGATAACGCAGGAGCAATCATCGCTAACTTGCCAAGGTTTTCTATAAGCTGTCTCTGCTCATCTTCGCTCATCGACTCCCAAGCCGACTTGATGTCATCGAGAATGGGCTTCAAATCCTTTAAAACGTCCACGAGGACAGGCAAAACTTCTTCGCCTATTTCTGCACCAAGAATCTTTAAATCGTTCATGGTGGTGGTAAATTCATCGATAGGGTCTAATGTCGCTTCAAAGGTCTTGGCTACGTTACCTCTGAAGTCAGCCATTGAACCGCTGATATCCGTGAATGATAAATTGCCTTCCCTTAATGCGTTGAATATCTGTGCGTAAGCCTTACCGCCAAAAAGTTCCTGTGCTCTGGCTAACTTTTCGGTATCACTTATCCCGGCAGACTCCACCATGTATTCAAAGTCTTTTAATACATCGGTAAGTGAAGAACCTTCATCCGTAGCCTTTGCCATGGCGGTTCTTAATGCCGTGACACCTGCGGACGCATCCACGCCATTCTTTTCCATCGAACCTAAAAGAACAGCGGTCTGTGCTACGTCCAAATTGTATTCCTTGAAGAATAAGGCGTTGTCCTGCATTAAGTTAGACAACGTATTAACCGAGATACCTGTCTGCTGTCCGACTCCGTTTAAGAGGTTCAAGACTTCAACAGTTCTGTTGGCATCGAGTCCCCATGCCTTCATCATGGATGATACCGAGTCGATGGATGACACGACATCCGTTCCGTTTAGATCAGCGAACTTTATAAACGAAGTCGATAAAGTCTCAAGGGTATCTCCTGTCGCATCAAACCTTGTGTTGACCTGCCCCACCGCCTGTGCAATGGTCATAAAGTCGGTAGGAACGTTGGTGGCGATAGAATTTACTATATCTTCATACTCTTCTAACGCTTCACCCGATGCCCCTGTTCTTTTGATGACATCATCCATGGCGGAGTCAACTTCCTGCCATGCTGATATAGACGCTGTGGCTCCGGCTACGATACCTGCGGTGACAGGCATCATCGCATCGCCCATTGAAGATATCTTGTTTCCGACAGCCGATACTTTATTTCCAAAGCCTTCAATCGCTTCACTTGCCCTTGCGATGGATGCTTCGGCAACAGTAGGAACTTTTGCAAGTTCACTCTGAAGGTTCTTCAGTTCGTTCTCGGTCTGTATGATTTCACGTTGCCATGCGTCATACTGTTCAGAAGTAACCGAGCCGTTTTTCAAGCCTTCGTCCATCTTATCCTTGACAGACTTAAGCTGTGAGAGTTTGTCCTTGGTCTGGGATATCTCCTTCCCAAGTAACTCCATCTTCTGACCGAGTAATGTTATGTTGTGAGGGTCGAGTTTTAACAGCTTCTCGACATCTTTTAACTGTGTCTGGGTAGACTTGATGTCTTTATTGACACTCTTAAGGGCTTGGGAGAGTCCTTTTGTTTCGCCATCAATCTCAATTGTGATACCTTTTATCCTGTCAGCCATAGTCTACCTCTAAAAAGCGTTCATATCCTCTTGCGTGGCTTTATATGCCCACTCTGCATGGTCATTAGCCATCTCAACATACATATCGTTTACAAGCCCGATTTCGAGCTTGTCGAGGTCGTCCAATTTAAGTCCGACTTGTAGACAACGTAGTAAAAACAATGGCGTTGTCATAGGACGCTCGGTCGGACGACTCATTTTTTTGGTGTTATGGTCTGTTCGGTGTTAAGTCTCCATAACTCCATAAGTTCGGGAATAACCTTATAGATAGAAAATGTGGAAAAACTGTCGAGCCATTCTTCCATCATCTTTTCAACGGATTCCCTTTTAAGTTCCACGCCCTCTGCCTGTTTTGCCATGCAGAAAGCGACATTTTCAAAAATCTCAAGTGAATTAACGGACAGAGTCTCACCTTTTTTGAGTTCCTCATAAAGATTGGTGATGTCCAGATAGATGTCTCGCCCAAAGGCTTGGCGGTACACTCTCGGTGTACTCGCCGTTGCCTTGAACTTTATTTCCTTGTCGTCAATGACGATTGTTTTTTCCATGCTTTCCCCTTTCATGAAAAAATTAGGTGTACTGATGTACAGCGGTGTACCAACCTGCGTAATCGGTGTCACCCTCGACACACTTTGATCTAACGATTCTCATACCATTGGAATCAATGGGAAGAGGTGAAGCGGTCAGAGTGGAAGTCTCGGTGACAGGCTCTTTGGACTCGGTAAGAGTACCGCTTGAAAGAGCAGGTCTTGAAGCAGAGCAAAGATACAGACAATGTCTTGTCTTGTTTGCATCTCCTGCGAACTCGAAAAGAAGAGCGAACTGTTTAGGCTCTGCTTCTGCATCCTCGAAAAGTACGCCATCGGTATCAGCGGTAACTCCGAAGATATCAGCGTAGAAACTCTCGGGGAACTTTGCGACTTCGAGGTCGCCCGAATATCCTGTGTTGTTGGTCACGTTGTAATACTTGGTGTCGTCTGCGTAGAAGTTAGTCTCCTCGCCCTGTGCATCCATGGAGAGGTTAACAGCTCCGGGGATGGCAACAGGAACTCCGTAAGTAACGGTACTTCCGCTTACGGTAGCAACGGCATAGTGTACGTTCTTGAGTCCGAACTTTACCTTGTTTGAATCAGCCATTTTAGTTTCTCCTTTAAGCATCCATAGTTATGGAATAAGTGATGACATACATTTTTTCATCTGTTGCGTAAGACTCTTCCCATGAATAAGGACAGCCGAGAGTCTTTAAAACACTTCTCACGCTGTCCTCTGTGTTTGGGTCTTTTGTCCTGGTGAACAGTAAAATCCGTATGTCCATTGTGTCGTAGTAGTTCTCATCATCCGCCATCATTCCACGACCGCCATCTACATATGCTGTGACGTATGGGAGAGAAGGTGAACCATCATCGGTGGGGAACACGTTATAAGCATATGGGATGTTAGCATTCGTGAACGCATCATACAAATCTTTCAATTGCTGTGTCATGTTCTTATCCTTCCGAGTTCATCTTCAAACGTCTTTACAAATACCTTTTCAGCGTTCTTTTGTGCGATTCCGATGTGGGGCTGTGGCGTTGACATTCCGTAGCGACCATATTGGTTGGCGATGCGATGCGATTTTTCGAGTAGATGAGTGAGTCTGTAATACTTCTCATTAAAGACCACTAACTCTGTTCGGTAGTTCCTTCCCTTTTTGACATTCTTTTCAGAGAACGTCCAAGATTTACGATATCTCCCGGTTCCGGGGGATGTGGTGTGGAGTTCATCTTCAGCACTCTTTCCGGCTTCTTCCGATGCCGTGGCTAAACACTTATCCACGCCCTTTGCGTAATCTTCAAGGGTCAGTTCTACGGTGGAGAGTAACTGATCTATTGATATTTGACCGACTTTACTCATACCCTGCCTTCTTCTCTAAATACAATTCGACCTGTTCGTCATCTCTTTCATAGGTTCGGTAAATCCCATACTTTACCCCATCGTATTCAGCTATGGCTTCTCCTTCATAGTCGCCCATAAACACGGTAGCGACATACGCAGGAACTAAACCTTGCCTTCCACTCTGGGAGTATGAAGTCCACTCCGCCCTTGATATCGATGTAAGGGTTGCGAACACCGTTCGGGTTTTCTCCGTGGATATTTTCTGCCCCATCGAATCGGTCGTGTATTCTTTTTTGATTAGGTCAATCGTGATTGCTCTGTTCATATAATCACCACTCGGTATAACCCGATGACATAGACATTTGGGCTTTCTGCTCATCATATGACGACTTTAAGTTGTCATAATTTGAGGGATTGCCGAAGTTCATCTTGCAATATGTCTTGATGGCTGTCACAACAGCAGGGTCAAGGTTCTCGGATGTCGTAACATCATCCGTAAGACCTGCTATCTGCAAGTCTTTCTTTGCTGACTCAATGAGTCCGCTTATCTCGCTGTTGTAAGCATCGGTAGTGACCCTTAATGCAATTTTCACATCGTCTAAAAGTGCCATATCACGCCTTCTTTTTCTTGGTATCTTTCTTGGTTTCGTCTGCTTTGTCCGCATCCGCCTTCTTTGTTACCGCCAAGACAGCACCGCAGGCTATGTAGTTCATAGCCTGCGTGTCGTCTATGTCAATTTCAATTCCGGCAGGATAACCAACTCTGACAGGCTGAAGAGTTTTTATCCTCATATCGTTCTCCTTATGCAAGGGTTACATCAACGCACATTCCTGCCTTGACAACAGCAACACCTGCATAAAGCTTTCCAATAACTCTTACGAGGTCAGAGGTAGCGAGGGTCTTGTCATCAAATACGAACTTGATGTCCTCACCATTGGGGAAGTTTACTCTCACGCAGGAGAGGTCAACTACAAGGATGTGACCTGATGCGGTGCCGTTGGTGATGTTATCCATTCCGTCAAAAGGAGCAACAGCATAGTTAAGAGAAAGTGCATTCTGCTTAACAGCGGTAGCGGTTGCCTTGCTTGAGATAACGACAGGGTTCTTTGCTTCGTCACAAAGATATCCCTCTGCACCGATGATCTGTGCAACGGTAGCAGAACCATTTGCGATGTTATATCCGGCAGGAACGGTAGCAGAACCTGCGTCTGTGAGTGCGAGAAGCTGTGTGACAACCTCTGCTTCAATAGCGGAGATAATCATGTGTCCAAGCTCATCGTATACATACTCAAGGAAACCGCCATCATCCATAGCGAGAACCTCATCACTTACTCCAAGCCACTTCTTAAAGGTAGCAGGAATCATGGTTGCAATTCCGAGCGAAAGTGTCTCTTCATCAACAGCTCCGCTACCCTCGGTATGCTTAACAGCAGAACTTCCGGCAGGAGTGAACACGCCATCAACATAGGTGGCTCTCTCGAATCCCTGCTTAATATTTCCCTTGATGTTGCTCTTGCGGACACGAGTGAGTATGTCGCTCTCGTTCCATGCTGTCTCGATGCGTGACAGAGCGATTTCGGGAACCGGAACAGTTCCGCTGACATTCTCGGTGAGAAGGGCACGGCACTCGCTGTCGTCACCTGTCTTTACATAGTTTGCGTATGCGTGGATGTATTCCTGTGTGTTTCTGATCTCGATGTTCTCCATCTTTTTATCTTCCTTTCTCTCTTCTACGATAGTTGCGGTGTGGTCGTTAGCGACCTTCTCTGCCAGAGCCTTTCTTGACTCTTCAGCGTTGATGAGGGCGTTCTTTCTTTCCTCGATTGCGTCAACCTCTGCTGACAGGGCTTCGAGGTCTGCGTCCTCTGCGTTCATCTCTTCCTTGATTGCGGACATTCTCTTCTCACAATCCTCGGCAGAAAGAACCTTGATTTCTTCGATAGTCATTACTTTGTCCTCTCTAAAATCTTAATTTTAAGTTCCAAAGCCTTTCTTGCTCTCTCACGCTTCTCGCTTTCAAGTCGCTCCGCTTTCTCCATCTCAATCACTCCGTTGAAATAGTCACGAGTCGCTATGTCAAGTTCAGTTCCGGGGTTTGCCGGAAATGAAACAGGGCTTACATCAAACAGTTTTTTTATCTTGGTTATCGTCCTTGTGTGGGTTTCCTTGTCGTAGGAATCCTCACGGACACTAAATGCGAAACTCTGCTTCGGATAATTTCCTGCCTTGATATCCTCAAACAGATTCCTTGCATTGGGGGTCTTGGAGAGGTCGGCTTCATCCATCAGACCATGTTCATCAACTGAAATCTTAAGAGTACCTGCGGAGCTTCTCGCATACACAGCCCCTTCATGATCTATTCTGAACACCACGTCAGACATATCACACTCATCAAAAGCGTGAGGGTCTATCTTCTCTTTATACTGAATCCCTTCATCCTCAAACAGGACATAAGGCTCGAAGGTGGACGCATAACCTCTCACGATGTAAGAAGGCTCACCGTTTTCTGACCTTTCCTCGATTTCAAGTTTTAAATCTCTGTATTCTCTGTCACTCTTCATCTTTAGAATCTCCTATCTCTTCGACTTTCGTTCCTGTTGAGGAATCGTAATACTCGCCCCTCAATATATGCCTGTCTCCGCCATCAATCGGCTGAAGTTGCCAAATCTGCCTTGCTTCGTTTATTGATAAGACCCCACGGTCTACAAGGTCTTTGGAAACAGCCAATTTATCCGAATTGGACATATACTGTATACGGTTGGCGGTAAAGGTTATCCCGGATGTGAAAGCAACCTGTCTTGCGGTAAACAGCATCCTCGTTAAGACTTCCGATAACTGAATCGCCAAAGGCTCGACAGCCCCTTCATAGAATGCCGAGAACTTATCGCCATACGCTTTGTTCTGTATGATGTCCTCATTGACCCCGAAGTAATCGAACACATTTCTCTCAATCAGTTTCATCTGCTCGGAGTCTACTGTGTAGGATTGGTTCGTTATCTGGTGAACGTCTTTATAAGTATTGGGAAAAAGGAGTATTCCGCCACCGTTCTTGGATTGGAAGTTCTCTTCGTCAAACCTCTGTCTTTCCTTGGCTAAATCCTCGGCTTTGGAGAAGTTGGTCACGTTAGCCCAAAACCTATAAGCCGTTGCGTTCTTGGTGGACTCCTTTATGCCCTGTCTCTGAATCGAGATCAGTTTCATGGTGTCATCAAGAGCTTTGTTGGAATCCCCAAAGAACTCGGATTCAAACTGATACCTTGTAAGGATTCCGATGTCGTCAAGGAGTTCTGCAAAGCTCTGTCTATCCTTGAATCTGAATCTTACCCAGAGCCGTCCAAAATCATCCTTTACGACTTCCCAACTTATCGGGCAGATGGGATAAATCCCGACATAATCTCCGAACTTATTTCTCAAAGGGATTATGAAAGCCGTGTTCTTGACATATAAAATGGTCGTCAGCCTGTATAAGAACTGCGACCATGTACTATATGAGTTTGGGGCTTTCTTAAGGTTCGTGATGAGTTCTGATTTTGTACCGCCCTCTATCACCACCGACAGTTTGCTGATATGCCTTGCGATGGCATCAATGGCGGTCTTTACGAACTCGCTCTCATAGATAGCACCGTTCCAATCTCTATAAACAGGAACATACCCATCTATAATCTTGAAAGTCTGCTCAACTTTGACCTGTTCTCTTCTCTTTGGGAAAAAGTAATCAATAAGACCCATGTTTAATTCCTCAATTGTTCGCCTATTTCTCCGAACCATTTCTGACGCACACAGAAGGCATCAGCAAGGGACGCTGTACCATCTATGTGACCGCCGGGGGTTAGTTTTATCAATCGTCCTCTTCCCCTCTCTGTGTTCATCTTTATCGCAGAATTGAGAAGATGGATTTTTAATAAGTCGTTGTCTCCAATATGGACTTTTCCATCCTTGAAAAGTCCTTCCATCTCTTGAAGGACTCCCCAAAGGTTATCCCCTTGGAATACGTCATCACATTGGAATCCGTAGGCGTTCAAATCTTGAACGAGGTATTGAGCGGAGTAGCGGTCATACCCGACCTTAAGGGGTAGAATCTCATATTGCTCGACCAATTTTGTTAGCCAATTGTAGCAATCATGGTAGTCTATGTAGTTATCTCCGCTCACCTCTAACAGCCCACGTTGGATATAAATGTTATATGGCACTCCATCCCTTTGCGTCGCTTCGTCTATCTTTTCCGCAGGTAGCCAAAACTTGGAGAACACATATAATTCACCATTCTTTTCTATGACCACACAAGCTGACGTGAGATCAGTAGTCTGGGAGAGGTCAAGACCTGCCACACAATAGCAGGACTTGAAGTCTTTAAGTTCCAAATGCTCACCACACATCTTATTAACCGTCTGTGTAGTAAGCCAAGCGAGTGACGAATTTTGTTTGACGCAACAATACTTCGTCATGAACTCCGCCTTTTTTGAAAGCGACCCTTCAGCGATTGCGATTTCTTCGAGCATGAAGTCTACTGAAACCGATACACCTAAATTGGGGTTGGCTTTGCGGAGTTCGTTTATATCGTTCCATTTTTCCACATCATCAATCATGTAGATAAATGGGAGTAATTTCTTTTCTTTGCTGTCACCCTTCAAGAACCTTGTGGCTCTTTTGAGGATTTCGTCATATATTCCATCATTGATATATCCCGAAGTGGTACACGAAAGAAGTATCGCTTCTTCCCTTGCACCCATGCCGGACTTCATGACTTCATACTGTTTTAAACCTGCGTCACCTTCCCAAGATGCTATCTCATCACATACGCACAAAGAAGGATTGAAGCCATCCGACTTCTTGGCACTAAAGGCAATCTTTTTTACTGTCGAGTTAGTGGACAGGATGTAAAGGTCTGTCATCCTGTGCTTTGGCAACTCGGAGTCATCCTTGACCTTCTTGTTGTGCATATCCTTTTCCGAAAACCTTTCTTTCATCTCCTGATATTCGGGGTCAAGTAAGGTCATCTGCCAAATATTGTTATAAATAATGTCGGCTTGGTCTAACTTCGGAGCGATGTTATATATCTTTGCTCCGAACCCACCATCAAGCCACCACACATACTTGGCAATCGCTGACGCAAGAAGTGACTTTCCATTCTTACGACCAATTATCAAAACTACTTCCCGGAACTGTCTCAAACCCTTCGAGTCAACTATCCCGAACAGAGAAGCCACGAAAGCCTTCTCCCAGAGTTCAAGTTTTAACGGATTGGGTGCTAATTTGCCTTCGGTGTGGAATCCGTGAGTTTCAATCCACTCGATAGCCGTGTTAGCCTTCTTTTGGTCATAAAAAAAGAGCTTTTCTTCAAGCCCTTTTATCAGATAGTCCATCAAAAGGACTATATATTCACCAACCGTTTCAGAACCGTCCGCAATTCGTTGATAATAGGTGTAAATCCAATTATCTATCCGTTTCTTTCCCATAAACTTTGAATTTGGACGTATCTCTCGTTAAATTAAAAAATCGAG